GACTCTCTTACTATACTGAAGAACGACCTCGTTTGGTTTGCCGTTGAGGTTGCCGCGCAGCAACTAGAAGACAATCTTGAGGAAGAGACCCTGGATCCCGTTAACCAGCAGGTGGATCCTCGTTGCTGATCCTCGTTTTAATATTGGTTGGCACGCTCCTTCCTCGTGCTGGGGTGCATGTGGCTGGCGTGCTGGCGATCCTTTTGGCTTCAGTGCTGTCGGCTGGGGGAAGTTTCGGTGGGTAAAAATAATGTTTGATTCTCGTCTCATCTATGATAAGCAGATAACAAAATAACAATAAGGATACATATGAACACGTCAGAAGATATAGATAATAAGATTAATGAAGTAGCACTAGACAACGCAAACGCTTTGGAAAAATCCATGCCACACATTCCCGTTGAGGAAAAAGTGGAGATAGTAAAAGAAAAGCTTTCCCTTCTCGCAGAGGCAGAGGTCAACCAAATTCTAAAGCTAATAATTAAATTTGAAAGGGCTACCTTTTCAGAAGAATAAATAAATGTAAATTAGTTGTTGACACCTATCCCACGTATGATAAGCATTAGACACATTAACAAAAAACATAAGGAGCCAAAATGGGACTAGACATGTATGCCTACAAAACCAAAGAGTTTGTAGATGACGACAAGACACAAATCAAAGATGAAAAGGAAATAGCATATTGGAGAAAACACAACCGACTTCATGGTTGGTTTGAAGAAAAATTTTTCCACTATAATCCAAGTGCAGAGGGTGACTTCAATTGTTCTCGCTTTTGGCTTTCTCGTGAGATACTTGATAAGCTAGAGGAAACAATTCGCACAGACCAATTACCCGTCACGCAGGGCTTTTTCTTTGGTGGTGATTCTTACGAAGAGGAGAAAGAGGCACTCGCAGAGCAGAAGAAATACGACCTCGCTTTTGTAGATAAGGCTAAACAAACCTTGAACAAAGGTGAACACGTGTACTACACATGTTGGTGGTAATATGGCTGAACTTGGCGAAGCACATTTCCTCGTTCATAGTGCGAACAAGGATAAAAAATACCAAGGGGAAAAGATAGTGAGTTGGCACCTCGCTATTGAAAGAGCAGATGGCAGAGTTGAAAAGGTAGAGCAAAGGAAAATACCAGAAGAAGTTTCAACTCCCGTTGATAAGTGGTTAAGTACAATAGAGCATAAGTAAGTTAATACCTCGCACCCTACGGGGTGCGAACACACATATGAGAGGTCTTTGATTGAGTAGCTCCTGTTTAAAGTCCTCTCACCCAATCCTCGTTTCTCGTTTTAGTTCACCTTTATTCTTGTTGTTCCATTAACTCTTACGGTGCAGGTGCTGAAGCACATCACTCCAAATCCTCGTTTCTCGTTCTCGTTCCCCAATCCCGTTGCCGTTCTTTTAACAACAGGACTGACGGCACAGGTGCCAGTTCTACCCACCTGCCAGACCAAAAAGATTTTGTACTATCTAGCTAGATTAGAATTATTCTAAACTAAACTTATCCACAAGCACAATTAAATTAAATTAAAATAAATATATTTTAGCTATTGTAATCTCTGAATAAATCTTTATCTTATCTAGATAAGATAAATTATTGTCTTATAAATTAACAAACAATAAAGGACACAATGCAAAACGCAAAAAAAACAAAAAGCCAAGCAGTAAGCAAGGCAGATGTTAGAGTGCTTAAAGCATACATCAATCAAGCTTACTTACTTAACAAGTATCAAACGTTAAAATCTGATACTAAAGAAATCGTTAAAGGTATCTTTGATAGACTTAAACAAAATGTTTATATCATTGATAACAGTTCATACATTCAAAAGATTGAACGAACTCAAAGACGATTTGATAGCAAATCATTTATTGAACACGTTAAAACGTGTGGCGATTATAAATTGCAGTTGCTTGTTAATGGCTTCTATAAACAAATAGAAACCCTTGAGTTCAAGCCTTTCAATGATACATTAGAGAAAATAAAGAAAGGGAATAAATAATGCCAGACAATAACGACAACTTGCCATCAAAGTTATTCACTCAAATGTTGAGTGAAACAATGACCAAAGATATAGATGTGAATAGAGTTCACTCACTACTTAAAGACGACAAGATGAAGTCTTTAAACTATGAAATATTATATAAGTTCATGGAGAGTGCAGTTGAAGAGTTCATATTGATTAACAATGGCAATCCATTGGTTGATGATTTCCGAACTAGGATATTCGCTAAAATGGGTGATGTGCTTAACCTACTATATGGTAAAGGTATAGACGATAAGGATAAGAACTAACAGACGCCACGCCTAGCCCTTACGGGCTAGGCTACCCTACTCAGTACCGATAGAGGTACCAAGCCCAAACCCAAACTCAAACCTACCCAAACCACCCCCCGACCACGTTAGATAGCCCTAGCTTTTACCAGCGTAGCCCTTTACAACCTATTACATACAGGTATAAACTATGAAATACTTATGTCACACGAATTACTAACAACCGATCAATTACGGGATAAAGTAGAAAAAGTTTTTATTGAACATATTAAATTATGCCAAGACAATTTTTTATATTTTGTTCAATCCGTTTGGCCAGATTTTATTTGTAGAAAGGAAAGGGACCCAAAAAAATGGGGCCACCATCAACATATAGCGTCTGAATTAACAAAAATTTCAAATGAAAAAGGCGGAAGGCTCATTGTAAATATGCCACCACGTCATACAAAATCAGAGTTTGCATCTTATCTATTCCCAGCTTGGATGATTGGTAAATACCCTAAGATGAAGATAATGCAGGTATCTCACAACGCTGAACTTTCTGGAAGGTTCGGTAGCAAGGTGCGTAATTTAATTGATAGCCAAGAGTACAAACAGATCTTCGGAGATGTTAAACTTCGAGAAGACTCAAAAGCAAAAGGCAGGTGGGAGACTAACCATGGTGGGGAGTACTTTGCAGCGGGTGTTGGCGGATCTATCACAGGTCGAGGGGCTGATTTGCTTATTATAGATGACCCCCATACAGAGCAAGATTCTTTATCTGACTCTGCTATGGAAAGAACTTATGACTGGTATTCTTCGGGACCCAGACAGCGTTTGCAACCAGGAGGATCCATTCTTCTTGTAATGACTCGTTGGGCTCAAGATGACTTAACCGGTAGACTATTAAAAAATCAATCAGAATTAAAATCAGATCAGTGGAACCTAATTGAATTTCCTGCGATCCTAGAAAGTGGTGAACCTGTATGGCCAGAGTATTGGAACAAAGAAGAATTAGATAAAGTAAAAGCATCTATTGCCCCAAGAAACTGGAACGCACAATATATGCAGGACCCAGTCGCAGAAGAGGGAGCTATATTAAAAAGAGAATGGTGGCAACCTTGGAAAGGGCAAGTGCCTAAACTAAAACATATTATTCAAAGTTATGATACTGCTTTTTCAAAAAAGGAAACTGCTGACTATTCTGCTATTACTACTTGGGGAGTCTTTGAACCTACTCCAGACGAGAACTGTTTAATTTTATTAGATGCAGAAAAAGGTCGTTGGGATTTTCCAGAACTAAAAGCAGTAGCTATGGAGGCTTATAAATATTGGGAACCAGAATCTATTATTGTAGAGGCTAAGGCTAGTGGTCAATCTTTAATCCAAGAACTTAGACGTGCAGGTATTCCTGTACTAGATTTTACTCCAACTAGAGGAAACGATAAGCATTCTAGAGTTAATGCTGTAGCCCCTATATTTGAATCAGGGAATGTCTATTATCCTCATGGCGAGAGATTTGCAGAGGAAGTCATTGAGGAATGCGCTGCCTTTCCATATGGCCAATTTGATGATTATGTCGACAGCACCACCCAAGCTATGTTAAGATACAGACAAGGTAATTTTGTAGCTACATATATGGATGAGCCCGAGCCTATGAGTATACCAGGCGAATATAAATATTATGCATAAATAGGAGATTAAAATGTCAAAAAAAACAAAAAAAGAAAAAGTTTACAAAGATCCTTTTGCTGCAAGAAAAGCAGCTGATGATGAAGACAGACAAAATTTAAAAGAAACTAGAGCAGTTGAAGCTAAAGGAATGACTCATGGTGGCGAAGCAGTTACTCAAGGAGTAGGGATTGCTATTAAAGGTACAGGCTTTCAAGGAGTCTACTAGTGGTTGATAAAACAAAAAATAAATATAGCTTTGGTGTAGGTTTTAATTTTGATAATAAAAATAGTTTTCAAAACCAAAAAACTATTGGTGAAAGTGATCTTAAAAAATTATTCACAGAACCTGCTGATGGAGATCTTAGATTAAAAGTAACCAAGTCAAAAACTAAACTTGATAAAGAATCTAATATGGTAATTGATCCCACAAAAGGTGAGACTCAACTTGAATTAGGTAAAAACTTTTTGGGTATTAAATTTAAAAAAAAATTCTCACAAGGTGGCGGAGTGGCGATTAAAGGAACTAAATTTACAGGAGTCTTCTAATGGCTATAATACCTATTGTAAACATTGCTATTAAAGGTTACAAAAAGTTACGACTACTTAAAAAAGGTGCGGATGTAATTAGAGGTACAAGTAAATCAAAAAGCGTATCTTCTGCTCCTGGGAATATATTAAATGATAAGTACCAAGGAAGATATTTTTTTGAAAGAGCTAAAACAAAAAAAGCAGATAAAGTTAGGGTTGAAGCCGCTAAAAGTTTTGCTAAAACAAATACTGACCCAACGGCAACCTGGGGAGTTAAAACCGTTCCTAAGAAAGATAGATTAATGTTAAGAGGTAAACTAACAGCTAGGGAAACTGCTGTGGGTAGAAGATTGTTTGAAAAATTTGCACCTAAAAGAAATCCATTTTCATATCCATCACAAAGGCAGGGCAGACTCGGTAGAATTATTGTACCTAAGAGTGCATTAAAAAGATTGAAAGTCGATAGAAAATTAACTAGAGAAGTAAGAAAAGAACGTAAGGGTGGTTTAATATAATGTCCCAAATAAAACAACCACAAAGCTTTATTGAATCTATCCAACAAGGAAGTCTTCCTCCGTTAGAGAATAGTCCGGTGGTCGTTGAAACTCCTTATGATGAGAAAGAACCCTCAGCACTTGGAGGACTAGCAGCACTCGGTGCTACAATCGTAGGAGCAACTGCACTTGGTAAAAGAATGCCTGGTGTTAGAAATTATTTAAGGCAGATGAGCAAGCCTGCAGCTAAAGTAGATTACTTACCTAACAAACCAGTAGGCAATGGTCCAGTACCAACGGCCACTGGACAAGCAACAGACTTAATTGTTCAAACTCCTAAAACAGAATTAGCAGTTATAGGACGATCTAGATTTGGAGAAGTATTAGATAGACCTCTTAACTTTGGAGCACCTCTACAACCCGGTGGAAGAATATTTGGTTCATCAACTTATGACAGAGCGCTTGAGGCAAACTTTGATAAAGCTCCAGCAGATAAATGGATTCAATGGTTTAAAGATGCGAACAGAGGAGATTTAACTTATCCTGGTGGACCTTTACAAGGAGTATCTAGAAAAGTAAGTCCAGAAGAATTATCTGATTTAAACTTAATTAACTTTGATAAATCAGGTCAACCTATTTCTGGTTTTTTAAAAACAGCTAAAGATCAAGGACTTGAAATAGATAGGGAATCTGTTTTAAAAATGATTAGACAATCGCCACTTGCTAACATTAAAACATTAAGACTAACTGCAGGTAAAGATCCAGTAGCAGACTTTGCTACTATTGCAGCAGAAGGAGATGATCTTGCAAGAACTACTGGAATTAATATGAGTGAGTTTCCAGGAGTAGTTAATTCTAATATTAGAACAGCTATGAATACTTCAGGTCCAATTAGTTCAGACGATATTACTATGGTACAGACTTCTTTGAGACAAGCAGGAACGGAAGCTGCGGAAGCAGATAGGTCTAAGTTCTCAAACTTATTAATTAAATACAATCAAGCGGTTGGAAAGTATAATGCATCCTCTGCTAAACCTCCAATGATTCAAGGTGAGCAGGACTTGTATAACATGTATCCAAAACATAAAGGTCAGAGAAGTTATCACTTAGATGGAGGAGAAAATTTTACTGAGGATGTTATTTACTATGATGGCCCTATGCCTAATATCAATTCACGTAAATTTAAATATGTAGAAGGTAGTCCACACTATTTAGGTAGTTCAAAAAGAGAACTTGCGTTTGCAAGATATGATGACTTACCTAATCCTAAAATAGGAGTTGGTAAAAGACATATAAGAGTATCTGAAGTTCAATCAGATCTACACTCCCCACAATTTTCATCCGACTCTAGCACTAGAGATAAATATTTTAAAAATAAAGTAAGTCCTTTTAACCAAGATGGTAACATTAAAATGTTACAAACAGAAAGAAAAAAACTAGTAGATCAGTTAGCTCCTTATCAAGAACTTGGAAGAGGACGTATGGGTTTAACTAGAACTCAATTACAACAAGCAGATAGATTGAAATATAAAATAGATGAATTGGATAGAGGTGCTTTAGCTCAATTAGTTAAACAAGGTTCTGTTGATAGTACAACAGGAGGTCCTTTCTCTAGATCATATAATGATGTGGTTGTTAAGAACTTACTTCGTTCAATGGCTGAAAGAGATATTAATGCGATCTCTATTGTACCTTCAAGTATGAACCAGAATATAAAAATGTTTGATGTTGAAAAATTTGGAAATGAAATAAACTATGGATTGCAAAATGGTAAAGCTGCTATTTTTAATAAAGCAGATGGACAGATGAAAAAATTAAATAATTATTCTTCTTTGAATGAGTCTTTAAGAAAACAAGCCAGTCAATATGGAGCTAAGTTTGAAATGTTTCCTATGCCTAAATCTAATCCTTTAAAAGAATTTAAAATTATCGATGAGATAAGTACTAGTAATAGTTCTAGCTATAGAATGGCAGTAGAGAGCGATAGAGCTATTTACAATAGAAAAATAGACAATGACTATATCTTTGATAATCATGTAGGAGCAGCAAATACACAAGCTGAAGCTGACAGAATTTTAAGAGCTTACTCTAACGCAGGATCAGTTAGGGGGAACTTAGTTGTTAAACAAATGGGTCCAGATGATCCGGCTAATTATGAGATGGTTCCAACTTTGATTGCAGACAGCAATGTATTAAAGAAGTTCTTATTGCCTCAAAAGGCTTATATGAATATGGGTGGTTTAGTAGATACTACTAACATTTTTAGATCGATATTGTAGATTTATTCGCTCAATTGGTTTACAATCGTAAAAATATACTATAAGGAGATATATTATGAATAAGAAAATTAAAAAAGCTCTTATGGCTGGTGCTGCAATGTATGGTGCAAGCAAGCTTATGGGTGCAAAAGAAAAAGCTTTACTAGCATCAACTGAAGACGGCAAATCTGCTTCTTCTATGATTACTGGTGGAAAAGATCTTAATGACTACAATATGAAAAATAGCATTAAGAAAAAAAGTTTATTTCAAAAAATACTAAACATGGGTCCAGGAAAAAATGCTACCTCTGATAGAGGTGGAACATTAGCAGGACCTACTGGAAAAAAACAAACTTATCAATATACAGGTGCTTTTGGAGATGGTTATTCAGGCGGAGCTATGTACGGTAAAATGATTAAAGCTAAAGATGGTGTTTACGTTACAGCTAAATGCAAAAACGGCAGAAATAAAGCAACTAAGATAACATAATAATTTATGGCTATTGAGGACAACAATCCTATCGACAACGAAGAAGAAATTGACGTTGAAGAAGAAGCGACAGTAACATTTGAAGATCCGGAAGATGCAGTAGAAGAAGCTGCTGAACAGGATTTCTATGCCAACATTGCAGAAGACATGGATGAGAGAGTCCTTAATCAATTATCTTCAGATCTTATTTCCGATTACCAGAAAGACAAAGAGTCAAGAAAAGATTGGGAAGATGGTTATTTAAAAGGTTTAGATCTTTTAGGTTTTAAATACGTAGAACAGAACAGACCTTTTAGAGGAGCGGCCGGTGTCACTCACCCCCTTCTTGCAGAAGCAGTAACCCAATTCCAAGCACAAGCGTACAAAGAATTATTACCAAGCGATG